ACAATGTCGCTAAGATGACCGAGAAGGGACAGACCAAGTCCTCCCTGCAGGCGATAAAGCAGCAGAAGGTCACCAGAGACGAGCTCATCGCCAAGAAGGACTCTCTCATAGACGAGATGGCCGCCCTCAAGACAGAGAAGATAACCGCGGAGACGAGAGTCAAGAAGCTAGAGGCCGAGGTCGGACCCCTGAAGTATGTGGCCGCCATGATATACGACGACGCCGATACCGACACTCTCGAGAGGGCCGTGAGGCTGGTGATAGTGCTCTTGGTCCTGGTGTTCGACCCTCTCGCGGTGGTTCTACTGATCGCGGCCAACATCGGCCTTTCCACTAAAACAAAGTCGAAGCAATCAAAAAAGAAGTTTACACGTAAGAAGAAACATAGTACTATAGAGATAGACAAATCGCAGATAGCAAATCTAAGGATGTGAGGACACATGTCGCTGATAGATAAACTCATAAAGAACTCGAGCATCAAGGAGACCGCGACGCTGGACGACAGCAAGGTCTACGGCAAGTCGGACATGATCCCGACGTCGGTTCCCATGATCAACGTCGCCCTTTCCGGCTCAATGGACGGCGGGTTGACTCCCGGCCTCACGGTCCTCGCCGGTCCGTCCAAGCACTTCAAGACCGGTTTCTCTCTGTTGATGGCCGCGTCGTTCCTAAAGAAGTACAAGGACGGCGTCATCCTGTTCTACGACTCAGAGTTCGGTACTCCCCAGTCGTACTTCGAGACCTTCGGTATTCCCCTGGAACGAGTCGTCCACACGCCGATCACCGACGTGGAAGAGCTAAAGTTCGACATCATGAAGCAGCTCAACGAGCTCGACCGCAAGGACGAAGTCCTGATCGTCATCGACTCCGTGGGCAACCTCGCCTCGAAGAAGGAAGTCGACGACGCGCTCGAGGGTAAGTCGGTCGCCGACATGTCCCGCGCCAAGGCGCTCAAGTCGCTGTTCCGTATGGTCACTCCCCACCTGACCATGAAGGACATCCCGCTGGTCGTGATCAACCACACCTACAAGGAACTCGCCATGTACCCGCGCGACATCGTCTCGGGCGGCACCGGCATCTACTACTCGGCCAACACGATCTGGATCCTGGGTCGTCAGCAGGAGAAGGACAGCGATGGCATCACGGGCTACAACTTCGTGATCAACGTCGAGAAGTCGCGCTTCGTCCGCGAGAAGAGCAAGATCCCCATCACCGTCTCTTTCAACGGCGGCATCAAGAAGTGGTCCGGTCTGCTCGACCTGGCGCTCGAGGCCAAGATCGTCTCCAAGCCCAGCAACGGCTGGTACCAGCAGTCGGACCCCGAGACCGGCGAGCTCATCGGCGACAAGATGCGCCTGAAGGACATCGAGGACAACAAGGACTTCTGGATAAAAATCTTGAAGGAGACCACTCTTACCGACTACATCCGGGATAAGTACAGCTTGACCGGCAAGGGCGCAATTCTCGATTCCGACGAGGAGTAATAAATGATCGAAGAGGTAATCCTCTCTAACCTGGCGCACAACGAAGAGTACGCCAGGAAAGTTCTCCCGTTCCTACGCGAGGAGTACTTCGGCGACGGCTCTCATCGCCTGACGTACAAGCTCGTGTCGGAGTACGTCAACAAGTTTAACGGGCTCCCCTCCAAGGAGGCACTGTTGATCGAGCTCGAGAACTCGAGCGGTCTGAACGAGATCGCCTTCAAGGGAACTCGGGGCGTCATCGAGAACCTCAAGCGGGACGAGTCCGGTATGGAGTGGCTGGTACAGAACACGGAGAAGTTCTGTCAAGACAAGGCGCTCTACAACGCGGTGTCGAAGTCGATCCAGATCATGGACGGCAGCACTAAGGGCGTCGACAAGGGAGCCATCCCCCACATCCTGCAGGAGGCCCTAGCCGTCACGTTCGACACGAGCGTCGGCCACGACTACCTCGAGGACACGGACTCGCGGTACGACTTCTATCACAAGAAGGAAGCTCGCCTGCCGTTCGACCTGGCGTACATGAACGAGATCACGAACGGCGGCATCCCCAGGAAGACCCTGAACATCATCCTGGCGGGTACCGGCGTCGGTAAGACCATGTTCATGTGCCACTGCGCCGCGGGTAACCTGGTACTGGGTAAGAACGTCCTCTACATCACCATGGAAATGGCCGAGCAGGAGATCGCCAAGAGGATCGACGCGAACCTGCTCAACACCAACCTGGACGAGCTCACGACTCTGCCGCGCGAGACCTACAGGAAGAAGGTGAACAAGCTGAAGGAGATGACAGTCGGCAAGCTCATCATCAAGGAGTACCCGACCGCCTCGGCATCCACGCACCACTTCAGGTCCCTGCTGAACGAGCTGGCCCTGAAGAAGAACTTCGTGCCCGACGTGATCTACATCGACTACCTGAACATCTGCTCGAGCTCGCGCATCAAGGCCGGGTCACAGGTCAACTCGTACACCCTGATCAAGTCGATCGCCGAGGAGATCAGAGGTATGGCAGTGGAGTTCGGGGTGCCGATCATCTCCGCTACCCAGACGACGCGTACCGGCTACTCGTCGAGCGACGTCGACCTGACAGACACGTCCGAGTCCTTCGGCCTCCCGGCCACTGCCGACTTCATGATCGCCCTGATCTCCACCGAGGAGCTCGCCGACATGAACCAGGTCATGGTCAAGCAGCTGAAGAACAGGTACGGCGATCCCAACAAGAACAAGAGGTTCATCGTGGGCGTCGACCGCGCTAAGATGAAGTTCTACGACGTGGAGCAGGGTGCCCAGGAGAACCTCCTCGAGGGACCGGTGTTCGACAGGACCGACATGGGCAGGGATACAAGGGAGTCCCTGAAGGACAAGCTGAAGATGCTGGTCTAGGGGAACATGAACTTGGCACGCCAGCTCTGCTTCTCCTCCTCGGAGATCAGGCTGGTGGAGTTCATCCACCCCAGCATGAGACCCTTCTCGCGGCCGTGGGCCTCGATCTCCCACGGGAGCTCCCAGTAGGGGACCTTACCGTCGTCGACCCACTCCTTCTTGTTCCACTTGTGGAGGTTGGAGTCTTTCATGGACTGGAAGAGCTCGCCCTTGGCGTACTGCTTGACGTGTACCATCTCGTGCAGGACGCAGAGGACGGTCAGGAACTCGTTGATGTTCTTGTCGACCACCACGCTGAAGACCCTGGCCCGTACGTGGGTGTCTATCCACTCCATCTGGGCCACGTCGCCGGACTCGGCCATCAGCTTGTCGTCGAACTTTATCGTGATCTCTAAGTTCTGTAGGATTCTCTTATCAAAGAAACTCGCCGCGGCATACTCTATAGCATCTCGAACCATCGCTTTCAAGCGCTTAGTGCTTGAACCGTACACCTTTATGAGCATGGTTCTCTTCCCTATTGGAGGCAATGGTATTTATGCTCTACATTTTTGTGATTCCATGAATTTAGAGTTGTACTGTTTAGGGTAGATATAGTATAACTGGCGTATAGGCTATGGAGGACGGCATGCAGATCTCTGACTCTCATAAACAGCTACTGGTGACCATGTTGAACTATGAGATCCTCAACTTCCTGGACCCCGCCATAGAGCGAGCCAATCAAAACGCCACGGAGGACTTCACCTTCCGTGAGCTGGACAAGCTCCTGACCGTCAAGCGCTACATGCAGGAGCGCATAGCTCTCCTCAAATAAGATACGGGCGTGTGGCCAGGTGGCCCGGAGGGACTTATAAACCCTTTAGCACTAGATCGGTGTTCTCGCTAGGGTTCGAATCCCTACACGCCCACCAATCGCCCCCTTATCCCAGCGGTAGAGGAAGACGACTTAAAATCGTTTCAGGGTCAGTTCGAATCTGACAGGGGGTACCAGCGCCTGTAGCTTAAAGGTGAAGCTGACAGCTCATAACTGTCTGAGTGTAGGTTCGAGTCCTACCGGGCGCACCAAATTTCAAGATGGAGACAAGAATGAAAAATCAGAACAGCGTATCGGTAAACATCGGTCCAGGGTTCCTCGGCATCCTCGGTCTCATCTTCATCACCCTCAAGTTGACCGACTACATCGACTGGTCCTGGTGGTGGGTGCTGGCTCCGATCTGGATCCCGTTTGCACTCGTCGCTTTCGTGTTCGTGATCGTGGGTATCGCCTGGATCGCCGGCGCCAAGTTCGTAATCAAGAGGATGAAGTGATGAGCAGGATACAGCTTTCTACTTTCTTGTCTGACGACATGGACCTCAAGGCCATCGTCTACTTGGACACCGACAAGAAGGTCTACGAGGTCGACTTCGCCAAGGACGGTCTGATAGTCTCGACCGAGTCCTACGCCGACAAGAGCCTCCAGTACCACGAGGACGCCGCCGAGAACTACGTAATGGGGATCAAGAAGATATGAAACTGGGTAAGGCATACATCCTATACATCGAGAGCGAGAAGTCGAAGACCTACGCTCTCGAGTGCGCAGAGTCCTGTGAAAAGCACGGCGTGAACTATGAGATGTTCAAGGGCTTCATGGGACTCACCATCGAGGACATCGCCGAACGGACCGGATGGAAGATCGGTCGTGAGGGAATCGAGGATAACGACCGTCAGTACGTCAAGGAGTACAACGCGGCTCTCGGTCACATCGAGATCTGGCGCAAGATCGTGGAGAGCGGCGAGGCCGGCGTAGTCCTCGAGCACGACTGCGTCGTCAAGGAGAACTTCAATCACCTCGAAGTGCACGACGGTCAGATCCTCCACTTGGGTCCGCGCATCGACTACGCAGCGGACTATGAGTATCCTGACATGCCGGATAACTACATCAAGATCCGCCGTCACGAGGGAGCTCACGCGTACGCGATGACCCCGAACACGGCGCGCTTCTTGCTAGATCAGGTAGAGAAAGAGCGGAGGCTCCTGCCGACCGAGGCCCTCATCAGCGTCCGTAACAGGTACGATCTAGATTTCTTAGAGACCGATCCTCCCTACGTGGTCTGCGCGATCGGCGAGCGCGAGTCCTTCACCCATCACGACGCGGTGACCGACAAGCAGAACTTCAGACACCATCCCGGTCTCTTGGCGGGCCTCACTCGACCGAACGCCCTCGAGAAGTTTCGCCTGATGGACTACAAGTTCAGCGAGGACTGGTTCAGCGGGAACATCGAGAGCTGGAAGAGCATCTTCATCGACACCGATAAGAAGAACGATGAACCCCTGAAGATCCTGGAGATCGGCTGCTTCGAGGGGAGGGCCACGACCTGGCTGCTCGACAACATGATGGACCACCCCGAAAGCATGATCATGAGTGTCGATACCTTCATGGGAAGCCCCGAGCACAACAGCTCGCAGAAGTACAGCCTGGAAGAGAAGTTCAAGTTCAACGCCAGCGTGTCGAAGTGGCCAGAAAAGCTGCGAGTGATCAAGGCCGACTCTC